AGGTAGCTTGACCTTTGGCACATAGGTCTTGTCGGAGAAGTAAAGCCTATCCGCAAGAGTGACCTCAGTATTTCCGCCCGACTTTTTCGATTTGACACAAGTAAACCGCCCAAGGGGTATTCTCTCTCCGTCAAGCACCTCTCCAAGCTTACTTATCTGCTCCACTGTCAGCTTTGAAAGTTCTGCGTAGGTGTAGGCTTCTAGGGTTGAGTAGGTGGTTTCGCTGGTAAAGTCCGCAAGGTACAAGGAAAGGTCATACTCTTTGCCGAGGAAACGTGTTTCAGCATCGTTTATCTGTAATGCCCAAGACTGTGAGCACACTGCACCAAGCTCTATGTCGTCACTGAGGCTCGTTGACTGCACGTCACTGGTAGCGGACATTATGTTGTCCCCCATTATTACGCTCTCGTCGTTTTCAAGCCACATACGCCATGTGCGGCAGTAGCTTTCGATGCGTGAGGAGACGGTTGTACTTGTTGTATACATATATCCGCCTCCTACTGCATGATAAGGTCAACAGCAACGCCTTTGCAAAACTGCCGCTTTTCGTCCCAGCCGAATATTTCATAGCTTGGATCTCCTGCATAGACCCTTATTTTGATTTCATTAAAAGTCTCGTCCAAAAGTGTGGCGTTAAAAAATGGGCTATCAACATTTGAGATATACTTATTTATCTGTGCAGTCTGCTCGCCTGTGAGATGATACCATTTAATAGTGACCGTTTTCTTTATAGCCCTGATGTCTCCGACCATAAGACAATTAGCGGTGCGCCCTGCATTGCCCGACCAGATTTTATTGTTACAAAAAGTAATTTCAGCAGGAGTGGCTACCGTTTCTTCTTCAAATTTCAATCCATTTGATTTCATAGTATCCCTCCTATACTTTTATCGGCGATTTGCCGTTGCGCTTGATAAAATCATTTATATCGTCAATAACGATCTGTGACAGCACTCTGCCCTTTACTTCGATTGGTATCGTTACGCTTATTTTCTGATTGCCTACAGCTCCGCCGTAAACAGCAAGCGCCTCAAACAAAGCCTGCTTGATCGTATCCAGCGGAGCTTCGATGTTTGTGCCGCGTTTCTGGTCGCCGAGAACCGCAAGAAACTCGGAGTTCGGCGGTATTACCGCGCCGGTGGCGAGCATTGGAATCTGAGGAACTGGTATAGGGTCATAGTCCCAAAACTCATCAAATGGTGTAAAGCCTGCTATTTCAATATCACGAATATCATTAAGTATGCCATTAAGAAAATCCAGTGGAGTAGAAATAACTTTATTTATTCCGCCAATTATGCCGTTTACAACCGTTGTGAATACTCCTGTTATACCCTCTTTGATACCGTCAAAAATTTTGCCACCAGTCGAAAATACGTCCTTAACTGCTTGCCAAGCCTTTGAAAATATATCTTTAAACCAATCAGCTACCTTAATAAACGGTGATTTTATTGCAGTCCACAAATCCCTGAAAAATTGTGCTGTAGCCGAAAACGCCGATTTTATATTTGTCCACGCAGTTGTAAATATATCTCCAAACCAACTTCCTACTGCAGAAAAAATGTCTTTGATTCCTGTCCACAGATTTGAGAACCAACCTATAACGGCATTCCAGACAGACAAAATACCGTCCCAAGCTGCTTGGAAAATTCCCGTAAACCATTCTGCCACGACGGCAAATACATCTTTTATGCCTTGCCATATTCCGGCGAAAAAGTCTTTAATTGATGTCCAGACCTCTGTTACCCAGTCTACAAATTGCTGTATGGTCATTTTAAAGCTGTCCCACAAATCAATAAAAAACTGTTTTACTGTTTCCCAATTTTTGTACAGCAATACGCCGATAGCGATAAGCGCACCGATTCCTAGACATACAAGTGTGATTGGACTCGTCAAAAAATTAACTGCTACACCAAGTGCAGTAATTAACGGTGTCAATACACTTGTTCCTGCCGCCAATGCGGCAAATGCACTTACTACGCCTTGAATTATTCCGGATATTGCAAATGCCGATCCCAAAGTCCCAACTACAACAGCAAAATTCTCAACTGCAGTCTGATGATCCTTTATCCAGTCACTAATTCCGTTTAACGCAGATGTGATGCCATTTAATGCGGCTGTTATAACACTTCCGGTCCACGTTGCAAGCGGCTTCAAAAATTTATCCCATAGCCATTTACCAAGAGGCTTTAAAGCTTCGACAGCCGAGTTCAAAGTATCTATAGCCGCACTTAGCAAGTCAAGAAAATCCGGAATAACATTTTCAATAGTGAATCCTGCCATTGGCAGCAAAACATTATCCCAGAACCATTCTAGACCGTCGCCGACATTTTCAGATAATGGTTCTATTGAATCAAGCAAACTCTTAACACTTGTCAGAAGAGGTGAGAAGTCAAGTTCTGCCGCCCAGTCTCTTGTGTCTGCGGTTATTGAATTAATAGTGCTGAGAATATCGTTGAAGATATCAAGAATATCCTGAATAATACCTTTACCGGTATCATTTTCACTCCAAGCGTTCTGAAAATTTGTTTTCAGATTGGTGACAGTATTATTTATGTTTGTAAGGCTCTGGATGATGTTTTCAAAAATATCCTCGCCTGTACCGTTATTCCACACAGCTCGAAAATCGTCTGAAATTTTATGTAATAAATCCTGCCATGCTAAACAGCTGTCCATATACGACTGTATCAGAGCCGTTCCGTTGCCGTTGTCGTTCCAAGCATTTTTCAGCGCATTGGAGACATCGCCGATGATGCCTAAAATATCCTCCCAGCCACGAAGAATGTTTGAAATATATTGCTCACCCGTGCCATTATTCCATACAGTCGCCAGACTTGAGCCTATGCTTGAAAACATTCCTTTAAGACTATTAAGTGCTTGTTTTGCACTGTCAATAACTTTCTCACCATTTTTAGACCAAGCCGTCTTAAACGGATCGAAAATAGTTTTAAAAGAGGATTTTACCCACTTGAAAAAATCGGTCAGCTTTTTATCGGCATCGGATATATCAACATCTACGGAAGTGGAGATCGTACCGCTGTCTAGAGTACCGACAGCAGAAGATGTATCCGTAGCATTAGTAGATGAGCTGTCATCGCCCAGCTTGTTTATCTGGTCAAAGCTTGCAAGGCTGTTTTCATTTGCCTTCTGAGTCTCTTCAGCCGCTTTTGCCATATCAGTATAATTATCAGCTGCCTGTGAAGAACTGTCAGCAACTCCGTCTGTTGTATTCATCAATTCAATGCCAAACACCTCTGAAAGTGCTTTGACTGCTGAATTAGCAACAGCTGTTAACTTCTGCAACTCAGTTGTGATACTTTTCACAACTGTTACGGCAGCAGAAAGAACAGGTTGTCCTATAACGGCAAGCAACTGCCTCCATGATTCTTTAAGATTACCGATAACATTCTCCCAGCCGTCTGCTTCTCTGGCGGCTTGTCCTTCTGCTCCCGAAAGAGCATTAGCATCTTTGACCATTTGCAATAGTGTAAGCTGCTTTTGAGCTTCAGATAATTCAATGTATGACTTCCCATAGAGCTTATTAGCCGCTGCGTTTCGTGTAGTTTCTGTACAACTCAAGCCCAGAGCGGCATCATTTTCAAAGTTGCCCTTTAAAAACGATTTCAGTGATTCAGCGGTATCTTCCAGCGATCGGTCGTAATATGCCGCACTATCTGCTGTTACCTGCAATGCCTCTTCCATCATTTTAAGAGCGCTAACTGAATCCATACCTGCAGTTTTAGCAAAAGCATAAATAGATGTACCTACATTTTGAAGTCTTGTCTGAAGAATACTACTGTTATCAGCAACACTTTTCATAGCGCCTTCTGCAGCAGATTTTAAATTACCAAAAGTCTGCTGCATTTGAGAATTTGCAGCATTTATATCAGCAGCAGCTTCAAGTGCTTCTTTTCCACTAAATACAGTGCCAAGCGCAGCACCCATTTTTATAACAATATTTCGGAGGTTCTCAATTTGGTTACCTAAACTGTTTACACCTTTAGTAAATCCTTTTGTATCTAATTTTGTATCAAAATTTAATCTGCCGTCAATTGCCAATATTATCATCCTCCTTCCTTGACAAATTTCTCCACACGCTGTATAATAAGAAAAATATATAGCGGAGGTATTTTTATGTTTTGTTTTAAATGTGGTGTTGAAATTCCCGACGAATCAGATTTCTGTATGAAATGCGGAGCTAAAATTCCACAAAATGATAAAATTGAAATTGAAGAAGTTAGTTCGATTTCAACTATACCTATGAATACCACAATAAAATCAGCTTTTGTGTCTACCATAACAGTTTCAGAAACAGAGATTTCATATAAAAGTGGTCTCAAAAGTGAAACTATAAAAGTATCCGACATATCTGATATTAGATATACAGCAGGAACGCCTTCAGAGAACGGTCGCTTGTTTATAACGGCAAACGGAAAATCATATAACGTAATGTTTTTCTTTAATAACAATAAAAAAATTGTTGAGTTATGTAGTTACTTCTCCACGCTTACCAATAATACCTTCATACCGATGAATGTTCCATCCATTACATCACAAACGAGAGAAACACAACCTAAAGAAAAAGAGCCTAAGGAAAAAACATTATCCAAACGTCAGCGTATCAGGCAAAATAAGAAAAATGGAATAGCCTGTTGTCCAAAGTGTGGCAGTACATCATTGTCTGCAAACAAGCAGGGATATGGCATAGGAAAAGGCTTAATTGGAGCAAAGCTTTTAGATGATTCTATAGGTCTTATTGCTGGTAACATAAACTCCCGAAAAGTACACGTTACTTGTCTTAACTGCGGTCACAAATGGAAAATATAACATAAAAGGTCAGTCTTAGGGGCTGACCTTTTTGCTAATAGAACAAACTGTTTACAAAATCATTCTCTGCCTGTTCCTCAGGGGTAAGCTTGTACTTGATATCAATAAGATCCCTGTGATCACGATAAAACTCCAGCTCGTACTTTTCCAGCTTTTTGCCCTTGGCTTGCTTAGCACGGATATTAATCACTTGTGAGAAAAGCCCTTCGCCTATTTCATTGAACAGTCCAAGGAAAGTCCACCAGTGCATATATTCAACTTCTCGGATCTCTTTCCCGGCAACCTTATTAAGTGCAGGAAACATAATGCTTTCATCCTGTTCCCAGCTTATGATTGGTTTTGGATACTCTTTGGACTTAGACATATCGCCGCCGTCCAGAAACCATTTGGCTTTTTCAGCTGCCTCCTGCAGATCTTTTTGCGGTATCTGCGTATAGTCCTCCAATAATAATTGCAGACATCCATATGTCTTGTATTTATCGCTTATATCATCATCATCACACATATCAAAAATCAATAATGCAACTCTGTAATCGCTGTATATAGGATAACTTATCCCATTTACGACAAGAGCTTTCGGCAGTACTCCTATCATTTTGACAACCCTATAACAGCATTACGCTGTTTACTGTACTTATTAAGCTTTTCCTGACTCTTTTTCTTTTCCTCAGCCGACACTTTAGCGATGTACTCAAAAATGCACTGCATAAAACCAATAAACAAAGGCTGACCGTTTACAGGGGACAAACAGCTTTTATCGCCAAATACTGTCTTGCAGATGTCATACCCGAATATCTCATTTATAAGCTCTTTCACTGCACAGTCGAGCTGATCGGCAACAGCCGCAGCATCTTTAAGCTTATCAAATTCAGGATCTTCCTCGTTAAGGTTCTGCAGTTCCGTTATTTTATTAAGATCCACGTCCTTATATTTTTCTTTGATTTCTTCGGATTTTATATCAAAATTCGCCATGCGGTTAAGGAACTTAGCGTCCGTAGGGTTAATGCGTATGACCCTGTTAGGGTCGTCTCCGAGCTGTATGTTCTTGTAACCGTCATCATAATTAAGCTTTATTATTTCTGCCATGATTCTCACTCCTTAAAAATACCGGGGCGGAATTCCGCCCCATAATAAACTATCCCTCTGCGTCCGGGGTAAACACGGGCTTACCACTCGTAATTGTGATCGTACCGTGTTTACGGTTACCGCATGGCTTTATTTCAAATGGTATGGTAACTCCTCCCTGTTCGCCGCCGTATGACTGAGGCTTTATGAGACAATCCTCGATCCAAGCATCATATGGAGCTTCGGTCTTATCTATCAGCACCTCCAGCATTGTGGTCTTGCAGTCGTCACCTGTAAGACGGTTAAATGCAATATCCTTAACCTTGGGATAAATGCTGTCTCCTTTGCGGGCATAATATGGATCAACCGACATATTAGGCTCATAGCCGTTATCTACAATATCAGTTTCATCCCACACGTTTTTAACGGTTTCTGTGCTGGGACTGAGATCCATTGTCAGCTCACTGTTATCCCTGCCGACCTTAAACCAATTGGGGGTTTCACCGCCAAAAGATGCATCAATAAAATGTTTCAAATGACTACGCAAAAGCTTGTCTGTGCCTTCTGCAATAGCAAACTGTTCTGCCATAAAATATTCCTCCTAAAATCCTATAAATTCTTTTTCAAATGTGAGATGTATCTGTATCTGATACAGACCTCTGTCACCGTCTTCGTCAAGAGCCAGTAGCATACCATTGTCCGCCTTTATATTTGTGGGTATAAAGTTTTCCGCAAGATGAGGATAATTTCCGCTGCTGTTCTGATCTTCAATCCAAAAGATAAAATTCTCTGTAAAAGCCGACGCATTAAGCCTTGACAGATCGTCGGCAGTATACTCACGGCTCTGGAGCAAAGCATTGTACTGCCATGTCTGATTGCCGCACACATCCTCGCTGAGCTTTACAAGCCCGGAGGTCTGTATACTGTAATTAACAGGCTCTGACTCGGTCTGATCTATGTGCAGATCAATATCTCCGAGATTGGGATATTGCAGCACATACTCTTTCATAGCCTCCAAAAGGCTCTTATTTCGCTCCTGCAATTCGTTTCACTCCTTTCAGTATGCCTGGAAGATGATCGGGCTTCATGCGTTCAAACCATAGCCTGCCTCGCTTGCCTCCACGGTTAAGACCCTGATTGCCCATACCCTTATTATCGTAATAATTCTTGCGGGCGTAAGGCGTGTTGTAATGCACCATGCCTGAGCCAACTACCGTTGATGTGATGCCGGATTGCTTGAGCTTACCCGTCTGCATTGGCACATAACTATCACCGCATCGTAAAACCTCGCTGTCAATATACTGCTGGACTCTGCCGCCCTTTTGCAGACCACGTCTTACGAGCAACTCATTTTGAGGAGCGACTTGTAGAGTAACCTTAATACTGTTTTTGCTCATTTTGCCGTTACCTCCATATGCTGCATATGCTTACTTCCATAATCCTTGCGTGCTACGGTGCTGATTTTGAGCGGGTTTACTGCCTTGAGCAGCTCTGTAACAGAGGTTGTCACGTCATAATCAATATCGCCTTTTACTATGTAATCGGATTTATCGACTGCAGCCGATAAAGGCATATGTATCAAAGCCCGGTCAACATCGGTCTTGCCTGTTTTTGCAATGTTTTCCGCTTCCGTATCCTGCCACCAGCATGGATAATGCTTTGTAATAAATGCACCGTCAGGCTGTTTGTGCCAGACGGTGCATACTGTATTATATCTCATTTATATCCACCCCACAGACCTAAGATTAAGGTATCTGGAGGCGGTCTTGAGCAGCACATCGGCGACATCAGTCTGAGCAGCCGAATAATTCACTGAGTAATCTCCCACCTTTTCTGAGGATATCTGATTTTCCGGCTGTACGGAGTACATGATATCCGCACAAGCGCAGCAGGCTTTGGCAAGGCTGATCTCGTCGGTCTCGGCAAAGTTCAGACTGTCAAGATATTCCGATGACCGCTCCGCAAAATAAGGATAATCCGTTTCGGAAATCTTATTGCCATGAAAATCAGCAGTGTAAAACGTGTAATCAGCATAAGCCATAGCCTACACCTCCGTTTCGCTTGTCGTATCCTCTACCGCAACTGCATCGACGATTTCCTGAATGATTGCGTCCTTCTTGCTTGCCGACCCGAGGTCAATGCCAAGTTCGGCGGCATAAGCTTTTAGTTCAGGGACTGTCATGCTCTTATAATCAATGACATTTTCATTTTCGCGATAGTCGGCAGGCGGTTCTATTGTTATTGGCTTCTCGTTAAAAGTCAATCCTACTGTCTTTGCCATAACGACACCTCCTATGCCTTGTGGTGCAGATAAATACCTGCCGCCTTGTTTTCGTACACATCAGCCAGACCATAAGCACGGAAGAAGAACAGCCAGCTGTCATCCGTCTGATTTTCCTCCGGCGTAACGACCTTGTTTACCGTGTGCTTAGGATACTGGATAACCGCCGACTTCTGGATTATCATAAAGTTTATATCCTTTGCGGTTGTCGCCTTAGCAAAACCGCCTGCCGTTTCATCGACGCCCTCTGATTTTGTCGTGCCGTCCTTAAGATCGATCGCAGTGTAAAATCTGCTCTGAGGCACTTTTACGATCTTAGCAAAGCCGTCAAGTACAGCCTTTGACTTTGTGGTGTCCACATTGATAGCAAGGTTATACAGAGTAGGAGTGATGTACAGAATACGGTTTTCCGGCGATACTTCGTCTTCGTCCATTTTGTTCTGTGCAGTGATCAGAGCGGTAAGGACATCATTACCCGATGAAAGTGTTGCTCCTGCAGAAACCTTAGATATGCCTGTTGTACCTGCATAGGTCGCGAACCTGAATGCGTCCTGTTCGGGAGCAACCTTGACGCGGATAAACTCTGAGGACAGTCTGCCGAAAGCAAGTCCTGCAGTCTCCTCATTGTCCATATTGTCAACGCTGAATTTACGACCTCTGTCGTAATTAAAGGTAACAGTCTCGTTTGTAAGAGTAACGTCGCCCTTTACATAGCCACTGTTTCTGGAGTAGTCCGCCAGACCGTCCATAGAGATCTTAGGGATTATGATCTCATTTGCGTTTGCGCCCGCTTTAACAAGAGTAGGATCGCTGTCGAGATCGGCGGTCAAAGATGCCTGCTTGTAAACCTCGTCAAGCAGTGCGATGTAGGTTTTAAATTTTGTAATTGCGTTTGCCATAATATTTTACCTCCGTAAAATTACTTAGTCGCAGGCAGACCCATTACGGCTCTTGCCTGTGCGTCTGATGTTGTTTCTGTTGCCGAACCGTGGTCAAGACCGGTGTCTATCCTTGCGGTAGGCTCATCACCATCCGCAAAGAGAAATGCTTTGTCGGCCTTAAGCTTGTCAAGCTGTTCGGTAAGACCTGTGATCTTGCCGTCATCGTCAAGCTTGAGGAGCGACGAGTCAAGCTGAGACTTGACAATGTCCACATCTCTTGCTTTTGCTCCGGCAAGGGACAGTTCCAGAGCCTTGTCAAGCTTAAGTGCGGCAATATCTGCATTGTACTTGCTTTCCCAGTCGGACGCCGCTTTCTTAAGTCCTTCAATGTCCTCGCCGTCAAATGCTTTGACCTTATCAGTAAGCTCTGAGATCGTGCCTTTTGCCGTTTCCAGTTCTGCGTTAAGGTCTGTGTACTTCTGCTGTTCTGCGGTCAGCTCCGCTGTGTGCTGTTCAAGCACCTTGTTTGCCTGCTCCTCGGTAATACCGAGAGCTGTTAAATCTTTCAGTTCCATAGGGATTTTTCCTCCTTAATTTTGAGTATAAAATTTATCTCCTCGCAAGCGGCTCGGATTTTTGCTCCGCAAAAACGAGGATAAATAAAACGCCCTTGAAAGAGCGTTTTACTATCGTTAAAATGCAGTTTTAATCATCTGATAAATCTACAAGGCATTTAATAACCAAACAAATACCTTTTATTATTGTGAAGACCCATGCGGCTACATAACAGCCAACGGGGATTTGCCCTGTATCGAGGGCGTAAAGCAATATAAGGGTTGAAAGCATAAATTATCAGCTCCTTTTTGCAAAATTAAAAGCCCCCAGTAGCTGGGAGCTTATTCATTATGAATTTGAAAATAAACCTTATCATAAATATCCAATGCTTTATATCCGAAATCTGTCATATTATTCTGATTTTCGTCCATGCCATAAACAACTGATATGTTGCTAATTATGCATTGAAACATAGAAACATCTTTATTATTTATTTCTATCTGACTTGTTTCGGGGAAGAGCTTGTATGGGTATTCCAAATCTTCAAAATCGCCATATTTGACAAGCATTTCATATTCATCTTTTTTGAAATTGAATATCATAATAATACACCTCACTTTGGATTACATTGAATAAGCACGCCCGTTTCAGGATTTATGGATACTGCACATTTATCTGTAACAAATAGCTGAGATATTTTAGGTTTACCATCTTCATCATATAAAATGTTACCGTTTTTATCCCTGCTAATTTTGGGTTTCATTGCTTTACCATTGGTCAAAGCATCCTGAATATCTTGAAGTTCAACGCCAAGACGTTTCTTACCCGTATCAGGATCTTTGATTACACCAATAACACGTTCAATGAAATGATCCGATTGCCCAGTTATTTCAATACCGTTAGTTGTAGTTAAACCAACAAGACTGTTGTTAATCTCATTGTGCAACTTCTTATAATGATCGTAACCTACAAGCGGAGAAATTTTTCCCTTTTTTACAGAAGTAATATATGCATTCATCAATTTGTACTCAGGAGAGTTATTATACTTCATATTTTCAAAAATGTCAAGGCTTTTCGGCGGATTTTCTATGCCGTAGCTTTTCATTTGCTTAACAAAGTAACGATTATTCCCATATACCGCTTTCTGCGAAACACTCTTGTTAAATCCAACAACCCGAACTCTGTCCTTTTCGGGATAAAGATCGTTCGTATCGCAAAACTCAGACAG